TGCTAATGCTGCCACCCCCGCCGGGTACGACAAGATCCTGGCTGAGCTCCGGGATCCTACGCCCATCGAGGATAACGACTACATGCGTTTCGGGCGCGAGCAAGAAGGTCCGATCAGTATGTGGGTAAAGTATATGTTCGACATTATGCCGAACGAGTGGCTGATCATCGCTAAGAATCATTCCACCCACCTAGCCACCCCTGACGGGTTGTCGCTCACTCACGATTTGATTAGTGAGATCAAAACAACCGGTAAGGATTGGGGCGAGAGCAAGATCCCGATTGCTTACCGCCGTCAGGTTCAATGGCAGTTGCATGTCACTGGCGCTGAGCGTTGCTTGTTTGCTTGGATGCTAAGGGTTGAGTCTATGGGGGAGTTTGTGCCCGGATGGATGGAGCCCAAGTGGATGTGGATGGAACGGGATCCCGAGATGATCAAGTCGCTGTCGGTGGTCGCAGATAAGCTATGGGCTGATGTGAATGATGCTTAGTGAAAGGCAGAAGCATATTTACAGGTTCATTGTTGTTTACACAAAGCGTAACGGGTTCCCCCCGTCTATCCGAGAGATCGGTAATGATGTCGGGTTATCCTCTACGGGTTCCGTTAGCTACCAGTTGAAGGAGCTAGAGCTGGCGGGATACATCGAAAGAATAGGTACGGGGGCTCGCGCGTTGCGTGTCACCAAAACATTGAATGAAAGGGAATCATAATGGCAAGGTTCAATTTAGAAGATTACGAAACAGTCGAGGAGCGCATCAAGCGTTTCTATACCGATAATCCTGATGGCAGGATCGTCACCTGGGATTCTACGAGCAAGCAGGATAGGGCTCGTAAGATCTGGGTGGTTCGCGCTCAGGTGTTTATGGATCACGAGGATCAACACGTTCACTGCCCGAAGGCAACTGGTTGGGCTTTCGAGATCGAGGGCACGGCTGGCGCTAACCAAACCTCTGCGTTGGAGAATGCGGAAACGAGTGCAATCGGTAGGGCGCTGGCGAACGCCGGTTATTCAGGGAACAAGCGTGCTTCCCGTGAGGAGATGGCGAAGGTTGAGCGTGGCGCTCAGGTCGAGGCACCGAAAGAGGTTCCCGATGACTTCATTGTGCAGATTGACGCTGCCGTGTCGGTTGATGAACTTACTAATTTGTGGGAGGATGCTATCAAGAACGGTTGGTCAAAACAGTTACAACCATTGTTCGCTAGCAGAAAGAAGGCTGTCAGCTAATGATTAGAAAAGATTTACGCACCCAACACGAGAAGGTTCTGCTCATGGCTAGCCTCGCTCATAACCGCGTTCGGGATATTCACCAAGAAGTGGACTACCACAAGCGGTTTGACCGCAACGACACCACGGATCAGTACGGTGAGGCTATTGAGTGGCTTCACGAAACTGGCGCTTGGCTGTTTGGTCCATTAGAGCAATGAGCAATCTGACCCCTCTAGATATTATTGAGAACCTTACACGGATCTCTAAAGATATTGACAGAACAACTGATGAGATTTCGGCTGCGGATAAGAACGCGGTGATGGCTAGGGTGGCGCATAAAGTCGCTTACGCTAAAGCATTCTTGTCGGTTGAGGGTTCGATGGACATTCGCAGGTACACGGCTGATCTCGAAACTGCGGATACTCTGCTGGCTTCAGAGCTTGCTGACCAAGAGCATCGTGCTGCGGTGAGTTCTATTAGGGCGCTCAGGGATCGTCTTGAAGTTGGTAGGTCGCTTGGTCCCCTAGTCCGTTTGGAGTGGGGTCAATCGTAGGCGGTTGTGATATGACGGGAGCCCCTGCTTCGGTGGGGGCTTCTGTTTACCGCTTTGTTGGCTACACTTGATGTATGGGATACCACTTCACCCCGATTGACTTCCCTGATTATGAGGATCTCAGCTATAAACAGTTGCGACCACTGCTCATGTATCAGGGTAAGCCACCTATTGGTGTGTTCGCGGAGGTTCTGCGAGCCACCTTGACTAAGAAGAAGCAACGCGAGTTTGACCGCATGAAGTTGAGTGAGATTCACACCCTCATTGACACTTATGTAGAGTTCAATATAACTAGGGAGGATGTTCTTGATGATCTTCGACAATCCGATATTGACTGGGGTGACACCGATTAGAGCTGTGAAGTTCACGGTGATGGGTGAGCCGAGATCGAAACAACGCCCGCGTGTTACCCAACGGGGAACCTTCACGCCTAAAGAAACTATTGAGGCTGAGAAGCGTGTCCGTGACGGTTGGCGTATGGCTGGCGAGGCGAAGTTTGAGTATCAAGTGATTGTTGATTTGCGGTTCTTCAACGGCAATAAGCGTAGGCGGGATATTGACAACATGGCTAAGCTGGTGTTGGATGCTTTGAACAAGGAGGCGTTCGATGACGATTACCAGGTTGTGGGCGTGAATATGTACAAGTTTTTTACGGATCCCGACAAGGCTCGTACCGAGATTGTTATTCAAGAGGTTGTGGAGTGGCCAGATGAACGCCAAGCAGTTTCAGCGTTATTTAGTTCGTGACCAGGGTTGTGTCCATTGTGGGGAAACTGAAACCGTAGCGCCCCATCACAGGGCTAATCGTGGCATGGGGGGATCGAAGGCGCGTGATGTTGCTTCTAATGTGATTGTGATGTGTTCTCAAATGAATACGGCGATGGAGTCTGACGCTAGAACCGCTGAGATGGCACGCTATTACGGTTGGAAGTTGAGATCTTTCGAGGATCCGGCTCAGGTGCCTGTCTACTACAAGACTCTAGGAGTATGGGTTTTGCTGGATGACCAATATAATCTGAACCCTCGGGGTGAAGAACAACCGGAGAAGTTTTTTTAGATAGGATTACTGAAAAGAGGGGGCTCTATGCCGATTGTCCGGCGGAAACTGAAATACGAATATCGCTTTACCCAGATACCGAATGACTGGTTGCGGGATCCGAAGCTCTCTTTGAGATCGAAGGGCTTACTAGCTCAGTTGTTATCTCATTCTGAGGGTTGGAACGTGACGATCAGTTCGTTGGCTAAGGCTAACAACTGCGGTAAGGATTCTATCCGTAGCTCGGTGAAGGAGCTAGAGGATTCCGGGTATCTGAAGCGTGAGCAGTCGCGTGGTAACGGTGGCGAGTTTGCCGAGGTTCTATGGGTCACTTCGGAGCCTTCTTCACCGTTGGCGGATTCACCGTCATCGGGTTTACCGGCACCGGTGAAACCGATACATAAGAATACTAAAGAGAAGAATACTATTGTTAAGAGTAATTATGGCGATGCCTTATTGGATGAAGCCTTTGAAACTTTCTGGTCTAGTTACCCTCGCAAGGTTGGTAAGGCTAATGCGCGTAAGGTGTTCGGGAAGTTCGCTGTTGAGCATTTGAAGGACATGCTGGATGGTGTTATTCGTTTATCTAAGGATCCGAACCTGCCGGAAACACAGTTCATACCGTATCCGGCTACTTGGATTGCCCGTGAGGGTTGGCAGGATGAGGCTTACCCTAAGCGGGAGAAGAAACCGGCTGAGAAGGTTGCTGAGGGTCCGGGGAAGCGGGCTTGGGTGAAGTCGCTCCACGATCAGGGTGAGCATTGGGAGTGCCGTCCCGGTGAGTTCGATTGTAAGTAACAATAGAAAGGAAAAAAGAATGCTAATATTCGATTTTTTTGCGGGAACGGGTTCTTCAACTCGAGCCTTTGAAAAAGCTGGACACACTGTTATTACCTTTGAACTTGATAAAGAGTTCGATGTAACGGAACACGCTGACATTATGGATTTGACAGCAGATTATTTGATTGAAAAGTACGGTCAGCCGGATTTTGTTTGGGCTTCCCCTCCATGTACAGCATTCAGTGTGGCAAGTATTGGTCACCATTGGGGTGGCGGGAAAGGAGCTTATATACCAAAGACTGAGGCAGCAACTTACAATCAAAAGCTGGTTTGGAAAACTAGGGAACTGATTGCAGATTTGAAACCATCCCTGGGATTCTTAATCGAGAACCCTCGTGGCGTGTTAAGGAAGTTACCACCCGTGCAGGGTTTGACTAGGCGCACTGTGACATATTGTCAATATGGAGATGACCGCATGAAGCCAACCGATTTGTGGGGCGATGTCCCCGGTTGGACGCCTCGTGAAATGTGCAAGAACGGTGACACTTGCCACGAGTCGGCACCGCGTGGCGCAAAGACCGGTACTCAAGGTAGAGCCGGGGCGAAGTTACGCTCTATGGTGCCTTACGAACTCGGTGAGGAAATATTGAAAGCGATAGAGAGGGAAACTAATGTGTAAGACATGCGAGAAAGCTATTCAGTCGAGTGAGTGGTGGGAGCCGTTCGTTCCCCAATCGCACGAAACACCGAAACAATATTTGAGGAGGGCTAGTCACTTTGATGATTACGGTTATCAGTTCGTGATGATGAAGCTAGACAGCGTTGAGGATCTGGTTACGGTTGGCGAGTCTTTCAAGATCTTGGCTGTGCGTCACCACTATGAGCCCGGTCAGTATGCAGTTCAGGTTCTTAGGGATCTGGTGTTCTTAGCTTATGTTCAAGAGTTCGAGGATCTTCTAGAAGGGGGAAAATAATGTCAGAAATGGTTGATTACGCGAAAGAGTATGGGATTGACTTACAAGAACTGAAGAAAGAACATCCACTACACGCGACACAGCTTTGGGAAGCTTCTGTTCACCAAATGATTGCTGAGGATTATTGGCAATGGATTTCAAGTGTTCGCAGGGCAGAGTCGGAAGCCATCCAACGGGTGGTCGAGGATTATCAAGAAGCATTGGCTAAGCCAGCGCCCGTCCGTAAGCCAGCACCGAAAAGATCTTTGTCTGTCCCTAAGCCTAAGCCGGAGAAGCTCATCAAGGTTGGTAGGCACAAGTTCAGTCAGAAGCAATTACAGATTGCTATGG